GCAATTATCACCATACCACAAAAAGCACCAAAAGGTTCTATATTAAGAACTGAATCACCTTTTGATCTTTTAGAGAGAGTTAAGAAAGTTGCTACTGAGTGGGTAAAAAGTGGACATAGAAATGGTTCTAACACACATAATGTTTCCGCAACTATATCGCTTAAAGAAGAAGATTGGGAATTAGCGGGAGAATGGATGTGGACTAATAAAGAGCACTATAATGGTTTATCTGTATTACCTTATAACGGTGGAACATATACTCAAGCACCTTTCGAGGACATCACTGAAGAAAAATATAATGAAATGGTGAAACATTTAAATAACATTGATTTATCTCTAATTGTGGAAGTAGATGACAACACTACATTAAGTGGCGAATTAGCATGCGCTGGGGGAAGTTGCGCCATTACTGATATATAAGGTTTATGGGGGTAATAATAAAATATAAAAACAAAGATGAGTGAAACAAAAACAACATTAGGTCCAAATGAGATGTTTACCGCGTTTGAACCAAAACAATCAAACAGATGGTTGGTAAAGTTTCCAGAGGAGTTTGGGATAGAAAAATGGATGATTAAACATGTAACACCTGTTGTGTTTGATGCTGAGAAAAAAGAATGGAATGATATAACAATCACCCTATGGGATGCAATGACAAATTCATCATCAAAAGCACTAAGTGATTTAATCCAAAAAGGAAGATACCATAATTTCTTATTACAGATGACAATGTTGAGCCCGATTGGTGATGATGTTGAGGACTTTTATTTTGAGGGGTGTAATATTAAGACAATCAACTTTGGTGAGACAGATTACCAAAAACAAAAATTTAAACTAATAACATTGGTTATTAAATATAATAAATGTATTGTTAAATAAAATGATAAACTCAACAGAAGATTGGATATATGATTTATATATTAAAGAAACTATAAATCGTAAGATAAAACCAATACCAAATGAACAACACTTAAATAGGGGTAGTTGTTGTGGGAACGAATGTTTACATTGTCCATACATACCCAAACACCAAAAAGGTGCTACAGATACCAAATAATTAAAAGTCAGTTAATCACTGACTTTTTTTTTATCTACACTTTTCTTTTAAAAAATTTATTGTAGAATATTTATATACAAATGGCAGAGAGTAGATTTATAAATATTGACTTTCCCTTTAGGGATAGTAAAGAAGGATTTTATTTTAATTTAACAAAAACAAATGAAACCGCAATACGTGCAGACCTTTTACATTTATTATTAACTAATAAAGGGGAAAGGTTATATATGCCAGATTTCGGTAGTGATTTAAAAAAGTTTATTTTTGAACCAAATGATAGTATAACACATATCGACATTAAAAATAACATAAACGAAACAATAAAAAAATATATACCGAATCTTATAATAGATTCAATAGAGTTTAAAAACAACGATATTGAAGAATTGATAGTTGTTGAGGTAAAGTATACAGTAACAGAAGGAGCATTCTCATCTTCGGATGTTGTTGAAATAACATTTTAAATATGGTTAAAAAAATAGATTATAACGCTAGGAATTTTGCACAAGTAAGGACAGAACTTGTTGGATACATAAAACAATATTATCCAGAAATATTTTCAGATTTTAATGATGCATCGGTGGGTATGATGCTATTGGAACTAAATGCTGCGGTAGGTGATATGTTATCATTTCATACTGATAGGATGTTTAATGAAACACAAATTGATTATGCTCAAGAAAGGTCATCAGTATTAGAATTGGCAAGAACATTTGGGTTAAATATCCCAGGTAAAAGACCAAGTATAACAATAATAGATTGGTCAGTAACTGTACCAACAGCTGGTGACACATTTGACGTATCCTACGCCCCTTTATTATTAAAAGGTTCACAAGCAACTGGTGCTGGTAAAGTTTTTGAGTTAGTAGAAGATTCTGATTTCTCCTCACCATTTACAACAGGAGGAATACCAAACAGGTTAATAATTCCAAATATTGATGACTCTGGGTTAGTATTAAATTATACGTTAACTAAAAGAGAAATAGTATTAAATGGTACAACAAAAATTTATAAAAGAGTAATTAACCAAGATGATTATAGACCGTTTTTAGAGGTTATATTACCAGAAGATAATGTTTTATCTATTGAAAATATAATTACATTAGAAGGCACAAATTTAACAACCGAACCAACATTGAATCAGTTTACTGAATTTGATAATAACTTTTATGAGGTGGAAGCGTTGGCACAAGCTGAGGTATATATACCAGATGGAAATAGAAAATCAGATAAAACCGGTATAACTCCAGGTAGGTGGATAAATTCACCGAAAAGATTTATAAAAGAATTTACCGATAATGGTTTTTGTAAAATTATATTTGGTGGAGGACAATCAGATATATCTGAATTAAATACATTTATTGGTTGCAGGGGTCAAATAGATAGAATAGGTGATTTTGTTAATAATCTTTCATTAGGTGAGATACCGATACCCGCAAATACGATGTTTGTTAAATATAGAATAGGTGGTGGAAATAGTAGTAATATTGGACCGAATACTTTAACTAGTTTAGGTAATATAAGTATGACAATTAATGGTGACGAGGCAACAAAAAATCAAGAAGTTAGAGATAGTTTAGAGGTTAATAACCCGATACCCGCAATTGGTGGAAAAGAACAACCTTCAGTTAATGAGGTTAGGAACTTAGTTAAATATAATTTTGCTGCACAAAACAGATGTGTTACTATTAAAGATTACCAAAGTAGAATACCATTAATGCCTGGTAAGTATGGGGTTCCATTTAGAACTGGTGTTTGGGAAGAAAGAAATAAGGTAAATGTAACAGTATTATCATTAGATGAAAATAGTAAATTAAGTAACCAATCCACATCTACATTAAAAGAAAATATTGCAGAATATTTGGCGGATTTTAGAATGTTAAATGATTATGTCACAATAAAAGATGGGAGAATTATAAATATAGGTTTTGAAATTTCATTATTTTTAGATAAATCGATATCTAAAGGGGAAATCATTTCAGATGTTATTGATGCTGTTACTGAATATTTTGATATTAATAATTGGGAAATGGGTGATAATATTTATTTGGCTCAGTTAATTGAAAATATTAATAATGTGGGTGGTGTGTTAAATGTTACAGAATTAAAAGCTTTTAATAAGGTTGGTAATACTAAATATTCATTGAATAGTATATCACAACCTTATGTTGATGAAGCAACTAAAGAAATTGATTTGTTGGGGGAGTATACTTTATATGGTGAACCAGACTCTATGTTTGAAATAAAATTTCCAAATGTGGATATAAAAGTTAGGGGAAAATAACATTTAAGTGGTAATAGTAATTACTTTATGATAAAACGATATTAGTTTATTATAAAAAATATAAAGTTATGGGATGTAAAGAATGTAAAAGTAAACAAGGTAAACAAGGTAAACAAGGTAAACAAGGTAAATCAACGACAATACCTTTAGTACCAGAAGATATAGCTAATGGTGATTTTGGGGGTAATTTTCTATTTAAGGTAGTGGCATTTGCTGCAATAGTTGTTGCAATACCATTTTTAATAATTATTCTACTTGGTCAGACTTTTATAACCTTTTTTTTACCTAAAATTAAATTTGACTTTACCGGTAAACTAACTAATTTATTTAAGAAATTAGTTATGTGGTATGCTAAACGCAAAGCAACTAAGGAATTAAAGAAAAAAGAAGAGGAGTTTAAGGGTAACCTTAATTACGATGGTTACGATGATTATGAGGTTTCTGATGATTATGAGGTTTATGAAGGAGAGGAATACACCACAGAAGATATATTAGAAGACGCAGAAACACTTGACTGGGAAAATTTATCTAACCCTAAAGTAAAAAAAGGTAATAACAAAAAAGGTCAATAATGAATAGATGTCTAAGTCAATTAGAGTAAGAACCACCCCAAACGGTGACGATAAATACATTAAGGTTGAATTAAAACAAGATTTTGATCTTCTTGAAATTTTAAGTTTAAAATTAAAACAAGAAGAAGTATATCAAAATTTTTGTTCTAATTATGGTGTTGTTGCGGGGAGGATTAGTGTAAATAATGGCTTTGGATTACCTAACGCTAAGGTATCTATTTTTATACCTATAACAGCAGAAGATTCACAAGATGAAATTATACGGACACTATACCCATATGAATCTCCCCAACCTCAAGATAAAAACGAACAAGGTATTAGATATAATCTATTACCAAATCAACAACAAAGTTTTGATCATACACCAGTTGGTACCTTTCCCACAAAATTAGAAATATTAGATAACAATACCACTCTTGGTATACATGAGAAATATTATAAATATACTACTACAACCAATGAAGCTGGTGATTTTATCTTATTCGGTATACCAGTTGGGGAACAGTTATTACATTATGATATAGATTGGAGTGATGT